CAAGCGCAGGCGATGGCCCCGCAGATCAATAAGTGGGACCAGGTCCACGACATGGGCACCTTCGGGCGCTATGCCGCTGGTGTGGTAGGTGGCTCGGCCCCCGTCTCACTGGCAGCCATGGGGGCAGCAGCAGCTACAGGTGGCGGAGTTATCCCCGGTATGCTCGCAGCAGGCGCGGTCACTGCCCTGCCCGAAATGGGCGATGTCATCCAGAAGCAGATGGACAGCCCAGAGGCGATGAAGCAGAGCCTGGGTGACCGGGCGATGGGTGCTATCGGCGGTGGCCTGGGATCAGCAGCGTTCCAAGGTATCGTACCCGGTATCGTCGGCAAGCAGCTCATGGGCCATGGTGCAGCGGCGGCGGCCAAGCAGGGATGGAAGGGTGTCATTGGCAAGAACATCATTGGCGACGCAGCCCTTGAAGGTGTGGCTGAGGGCGGTGGTGACGTGCTCAAGCAGTATGGCGCGAACCCAGAGGCAGCGATTGACTGGGAATCGGTCAAAGAGAACGCAATTGGCGGTACGGTCGGCGGTGGCGCGATGGGTACGCTAGGGGCTGGCGCAGACATGGTCACCCGTAACGTACCCATGGCTCGCAACGCCATCGGCTCAGCCTACGACGCAGCACAGGCCAAGTTGGCACAGGGCAAGGAGTTCGCGGGCGGTAAGCTCGACGACGCAGCCAACTCCAACACCTGGAAGTTCATGGAGGACATTGCCGAGACAGGCAAGGCCATGGCGAGCGGCGCGTGGGACGCGGCGAGCGACGTGGCCAAGGCCATGGAGCCCACTGTCAAGAAGAAGGGCGAGCAGGTTGCGGCGTTCCTCAAGGAGACGGCGCAAGAGCAGACTCGCAAGATCGAAGAGTGGAAAACCGCTACGCTTGAAGCAGAGGATGTACCAGCGGAACTGAAGCGCCAGTTCGAGACGCTGTACAAAGCCGCGCCGGGGGTGGCGAAGAACGCAGCCCTTGCTGCTTGGCAGTTCGCCAGTGACACCGCGACGAAGGTAGGCAAGAAAGCTGCTGAGTATGACGCGGTTGGGAAACTTCGAGAGCTGACTACACCCACGGGGGAAGAGGAGAACTCCGCCGAGGTGCTGGCCAACGAACAGCTTGGTGCTGAGGGGCAGCAGATCAATGACCTCGCTAGGCGTAGGAAGACGGAAGACAAACTCCGTGCCATAGGTGCGAGCGAATCGGCAATGAACCTCCTGCGCTCTCTGCCCGTCGGCATCAACGAGGGTCTAAGCTCTGCGGATGATTACCTGAATAACATCGAGAACCCGACCGTGCGGGATGCAGTCAACAAAGCTCATGAATGGTGGGACGCGGGGGTACGCAAGGTAAAGCAGGTCAAGGATTTTACGAAAAACGAAATCGACGCCCGCTGGCCGGAGGAGTCGAAAGAAGGCACTGCGGTGAAGAAGTCAGAGGACTTCCATGGAGTGCGCAAGGTACTGACCGACACGCTGGTGCCGTGGCTGAAGAAGAATAGCCCTGACACCCTTGAAGACGACGAAGCGATGGCAGGGCTGGGGGAGACGTTCCGCAAGATCGTGAACCACAGCTACAAGTACCCTGACGAGCCGCTACCCATAGAGGCACAGACAGCCCTATTCAAGACGTTCGGAGCGGACGCCGACAAGATTCTGGGGCAGATGCACACCGCTCTTGGCACCACGGACGCCGAGGACGTGGCGAACCACTTCGCCATGAGGGAAGAACTGTTCGACGCTCGCCAAGCATACGAGGGGCTGATCCCGCTGATCCAGGAACACTTCGTTGGGGGCGACAAACGTGCGGCTCCTGACATAGCTGAGAACCTGCTCCGGTGGGCGGCGAAGGACGACGGGCAAGAGAAGAACGCGTTCTCGGACAAGACAGCCAACGCTCAGAGTCGGCTTGAGTCGAAGCAAATGATGGAGATCATGGGCAACGCGTTCACCCCCAAGGGCGCGAAGATCATCATGAAGGCGCTGGAGGCAGAAGCCATACGCAGACGGGATAAGTTCGGCGAACCACCGGTGTTGACCAACAGCATGGAAGACAACGTCGATGACACCGAAGCCGACGGCGAGGACTGGACACCACCACCAACAGAGCAGGGTGTGGACCGTGAGTTCTATGGCATGAGCAAGAAAGGACCAGACGCCAGGGTGACCATCCAGAAGAACGCGCGGCAGTACGTGCGCCAGATGAATCACGCCAAGCGTATGCACCCGGAAGAAGAAGGGTGGAACGTCAGTTGGAAGTCAGAACACGAGCTTGGTTATGGCGAGGGCCGCAAGACCTACGGGTATATCACAGCCGAGCGTGCCACAGCGGTGGACGGGTTCGCCAAGGATGCCTACAACGCCATGGCGTTCGACACCCAGAACTATGGTGGCAAGGAGAAGGCGGAGACAAGCAAGTCCCGTCTTGAAATCCCTGCGCGCATGAGCGACGATGGTACGGAGCTGACACCGCGACGCATCCTCGACGCAACCAAGATCGAGCGGGCGGGCAAGGCGCACATGGCCAAGCATGGGATTGACCGCCCCGCAGACGCGCAGGCGGCCAAGAACCAAGCCCTCATGCACGGTGTGTCGCAGCTCATGGTCGAGCACCCAGAGGTGAAGAACGCGAAGGGTGAAGTGACACACCCTGGGTTCCAGATGCCCAACGACGCCATTGTGCGCTACGACAATGGCAAACCGGTCACGTTCGGAGAGGTGAAGGACCTCGGTAAGACTACCAAGGAGTCCGCTACCACCCGTGAAGAGCAGGAACTCAAGAGCCAGATCGCAGCCGCCGAGACGGCTATGGTGGCCGACATCAACAAGACGTTGACCACCAGCGCCGGGTCGGACGACCAGAAGCGCGAGTGGTACAAGGAGATGGTCAGATCGAAGGACTGGCGCGAGGCCCATGGCATCCCAGCGCTTGAGGCCAAGCTCGAAAAGGTCACCACACGCATCGCCAAGCAGGACCGCGCAAGCTATGAGCGTGATGAAGACAACGGGGTAACGGAGGACAACGACGGTATCACCGACTACGACAAGGCAGGCAATATCCACGACCTTGAGCGCATGGCCGGCCAGGGCGAGAACGACGAGCACCGGGTAGGTGTGAACATAGACGAGACCCCACGGTACACACCGTCTCGCTCCCGCACACCGGTAGGCAAGAACCAGAAGGGTGTGGAGGGGAACCTCGGCCACCGCACGCGACAAGCGGCTGAGGACAAAGCCAACGAGCTTATCGCTCGGGGAGACGTGCGCGCATACGAGTACGACAACGATGGGCGTATTGTCGCCAAGGGAGCGATCCCTGAGAACCCTGTCAAGTTCAGAGACGATGGAACCACTGCGAACCCCACTGTGGACCCTGCGGACGAGAAAGGTCGGGGCACGCCCGTTAAGCGCAAGGTCGGGTTCAAGCTCACCCCCATAAACGCATACACCGACAAGGACCAGGGCAAGGCATCCAAGGCTACCGCGTTCATCGGTGTCGGTAGCGCGAAGTCAGCGACGAACTCATACGCGGCGGACGCAGCCAAGCAGGGCATCCCGGTGAACGGGGTTGTGGAGTGGTCTCCAAACCTGAATATTCCGACGGGGGAGGCAGAGGATGGGCGAAACGTACTGACCCCCAACCGGGCCCGACAGTCGGCTACAGTCCCCGTGAAGAATCGTGAGTACACCAGCAAAGATGTGGTGTTCATCTCCGCCGAAGGTCGACGTGGCGGATTACAAGACGAGATATACGACGACGGTGCGCACGACATTACCCAGACGCAGTTCACAGACCGCATGCTTGCCGAGGGCAAGACCGCCATAGCCTTGGCGGCAGACCTGAAGGCGAGGGGGTACAAGCGCGTCGATATTGAAGTAGCGGGGGTCCAGCCCCCGGATAAGGTGGTTACAAAGGGTGGACTCCCAGTCAAGCAGGCTGCGCCGTTGGTCAAGCAGATGGTGTGGAGAGCTCCGGGCAGCACTGGACAGTATGCACTAAGCGACTCACCCGGTGCCAAAATCCGTTCAGGCCGTATCGCCCCGGACTTCGGTGAAATCCAGCGAGCTATGAACGCCCGTGCAACGCTGCTCACTGACGTCAAGCTGCACCGAGACAAACTAGGCAATGATGGCAAGCCATACAACATCGGCGAACAGGCAGTGGCTGAGTACCTGGAGCAGAACGGGTACACCGAAAGCAAACCTGGCACATGGACACCTACACCGGAGTTCCGCCCGAAGGTCATAGGCAAATGGATGACAGCGGACCAGGACAACGAAATTTCCTCGTTCGCCCTCGGTCACATTATCAAGGACCTGCTGGCCGTACAGGACAAGATGACCAGAGCCGACGTGATCGCGCTGGGAGCCGCGTCTGCACCCAAGGTGTCGGGTACGACGATTGAGAGGCTGCTGGTACCGTTGGTACACAAATACCTGCCCGGATACATGCTGGTGAACTGGGACCCTGCAGCTAAGGGTGCGGCCCCGATGAAACGCGACGGCCCACCGGAACCTATCACGCAGGTCAGACCCACTCCGACTGGGAGTAAGGGACGCGTAAGGGGACCTACAGGGATTAATGCCAAACACACCCCACCGCAGGCCGACTACCGGGACCCGACCCTCGAAGACCGCATATTTGAAGCGCTTGATGAAGAGATGGAGAAAGCGTTGACACCTGCGCCAGGCGGGACTAAACCCCCAGAAGTTGGCAAGAACTCGCATGCCCTCCCGACCAACGCAAGGAGGGCCCCCAGCCCAAAAGCCGAAGCCGCCAAGAAGGCGGCACTGGTCAAAGCGGCTTCCTCCTCTGACCCGGCGCTGATAGCTGAGATCAAGATCAGTACAGACCCTGCGAGCTTGGTACGGTCTGCCACTGCGCTGCTTGAGAGCCGCGCTGGTGACAGGGCGGATATGAAGCACAACAAGTTCTACGAGGCAATGCGCAAGGCCAAGATCGTGCTTGGTAATGCGACGAACAACCTGAGCGTGCCGGACATAGCCACGCTGCGCCAGAAGCCAGAGGTGCAGGAGTTCCTCGACACAGTGGTGGCTGGGAGACTCAAGGGGGACAGCGACGCCATACAGGCGCTGAACAACTACGTGCAGGCCGAGCATCAGATCATGGGTATGCGTTCCCTGCCAGAGGTGGACAAGCAGCTTGTGGCCATGCTCAACAAAGCCAAGGCGCGGACGCTGGGCGACTACTTGGACATCATCACCAGCGCGCGGGGTGTACCGAGTTCCGTGAAGGCAATCGCCAACACCTTAAAGTCCGTGGTGGGCGAGAACAAAGTAGTCTATGCTGAAACCGATGGCGTCTCCCTAGGGCTGTATTCCCCGAGTACTGGTGAGATCACGATCCGCAAGGGGATGCTACATCACATCGTCCCCGTACTGATACACGAGGGGGTGCATGCAGCAACGATCAGGGCACTGGCGAATAACCCAGAGCTGAACCAAGCTGCGCGTGACCTGATGGACCACGCGGTAGCGCACGACAAGCGTCTGACCGACGCCTACGGGATGACAGACGTGGCTGAGTTCATGGCGGAGGGGCTGTCCAACCCAGCGCTGCAGAAGCAGCTCATGATGATCCCCGCAAGCGACAAGGTGCGAGGGTACCTGGGGCAGGCGCTGAAGAACACCTGGGATGGGTTTGTGGAGATCGTGCGCAAAGCACTGGCGCTGGGGCCCAAGGAGAACGACGCACTGAGTCAGTTCCTTCAGTTGTCCGCCCGGGCGCTGAAAGAGACCTCGCTGCACCAGGACAAGACGGTCAGCAGCAAAGAGTGGAGTGACTACGCCGGGTCCATTGTCGTAAGAACAGGGGCGTACACGAAGGTACTCCGTGAGATTCAGAATGTCGTCGGGCACGAGGACCGCATGGACCAACTGGTGTTCAAAGCGGACGCTTTCGGGGGAGTGTCACAGGGCGTAATGCTCTATGCAGAGGCCGTGCTGGCAAAGACCAAACGCGAGTTCGCGGAGCAGGCAAAGAATAACGCAGCAGTGGTCATGCAGTCCCTGGAGAACACTGATGCCCATGAGACCAAGCATTTACCGACGGGGGTAGGTACCACGCTCGATGCGCTGCAGACTCGCCTGGGTGAGCTGATGAACGAGGACACGGCATACAACGTGCAGCGGAAGTACAGCATGCAGAGCACCCGCATCCACGAAGACCTCGGACGCAGTGGGTTCGCGGCGACGCATGATAGTCCAAAAACACATCAAGGGAAGTTTGACTGGCGAACGCATCAGGGTACAGGTGAGGGGAACGCAGCGTTCGGTGCGGGGACGTACCTGTCAACGGCTGACGGTACACACAGGAGTTACAAGAGTCAGTTCTCTGCGAAGCTGAATGTGAACGAGTTCCAATATGAGAACATACTACAGCAAGAGGTTTTGGAGGCTAGGGACTACCTCACAGAAAACAGCGGCAGCGTATCAGGTAAAACGATCAGAGCATGGGTGCTAGAAAAACTCAATAGGTCCAAGCGCGTCATGGCTGATGTTGACCCTGACATGGAACGCGAATTACAGCGGATCATTGAACTCCTCCCCACCATATCCGATGATGATCTCGTAGGTAAGACATCCCCCACCTACGAAGTCTCCGTGGACATCAAGCCCGAGCAACTGCTGGACTGGAACGCGCCGCTGAGCAAACAGAGCGAGCTGGTGCAAAAAGCTATGGTACAAGCGCGGATACCCAAATCGTTCGACGAAGAGGGGCTCATGAAGCTCAGCGGCGGTGTCGCATACAACCAGCTCGCTAAACGTCTAGGCTCCCAAGCCAAAGCCTCCGACTACCTGCAGTCCCTCGGCATCCTGGGGAACGTCCATAACGCGCAGCACGGGAGTGAAACCACCTGCCGCAACTACGTGATCTTCGATGACAGCAAGATCACCACGAATTATGTCCACTTTTCCAAGCAAGCAGCAGGCGCGGCCCCAAATGCCAACGCCCATCAGTTCGCTGATGCCATCGAGTACCTGGACCGCGCTACTCCGTGGGTGAAGGTGCAGTTGGCCAATCTGATGCACGCGGGGGACTACACCGACACGCAGAAACTGATACGCCTGTCCAAGCTTGCGCTGAACCCGCAGAGCACTGCGTACCATGAAAGTCTGCATGCGTTTGTTGCGGACCTGATGAAGAACGGGCATGCTGACGTGGTGCAGGTGCTGCAGAACCTCGCGGACTCGCCTACCGTGCTGGCGCAGATGAACATGTTCTTCCGCAATGAGATCGCTGTGATGCGACAACTCAAGAACGACCCCGAGGAGCGTATCGCGGTGATGTACCAGATGTGGGCGCTGGGTGAGTTGAAAGTGGGGCCGCAAGCCACGGGCATATTCCAGAGGATCAAGGACTTCTTCCGCAAACTGCTGGGGAACTTGACCAACGATGAGCACGCACTGCACATCATGGAGTACCTGGAATCTGGTGCGTATGCTGAAAACCGTACCGCACCGAACGTGGTGTACACCGCCATGATGGCGAAGGGTACCTCACACGCATGGGCTCAGACCAAGCAGATGATCAAGCCGCTGGCAGACATGGCTGAGTCGATATATGGGGCGGGGTCTGAGAATCTGCGGGATACAGGTATACCCTCGCTGGCCAAGCTGGCGAACATGGTCAAGCGCCGGGGCATCGACGAGGGGGATGACGTGGGGTTCACAGGTGCGTCGCGCGAGGCGTACACACGGTATGCGAACAAGCTGGGAGAGATCGCTGAGGGTGCGAGCGAGAAGGATATGCACACTGCGCTGCATGCGCTGCAGACAGGGACGACAGCAGCGACGGGGAGGGCCGAGAGTATCCGCAGAGGGGTGCGCGCGCTGCTCGACGAGCTGTATGAGTACCTACACAAGGCCGGTGTGGACACGGCAGACCTGGGAGTGGGCAAGGACTACTTCCCACGGCACTGGGATGCGTCATACCTTGTCAGCCACAAGTCAGAATTTATGGACATGGCCCGGAAATACCCGAAATGGAGCGACCCTGAGCTGACGTACCAGCGACTGGTGGGTGACATGGGGGCTGAAATGCCCACGGTAGACCGCCCTGGGATGGCCGCCAACAAGAAGCGGGTCTTATCGTTCATTAAAGATTCTGATGCAGCTCCGTTCATGGAGAAGGACCTGCTGCAGATCATGAGCGGGTACATCACCCAGGCTACGCGCAGGGCAGAGTGGTCGCGCAGGTTCCAGGATGACAACTCAGGGCTGGAGCACCTGCTGGCACAGGCCCGTTCTGAGGGGGCTACCACCAAGCAGGTAGACCAGGCCAAGGCGTTTGTGGAGGGTGTTAATGGCACGCTGGGGGATGATCTGGACCCCACGGCACGCCGTCTGATGGGCGATATGGTCGTTTATCAGAACATACGGCTGCTTCCACTGGCCATTTTTAGCTCTGTAGTGGACCCAATGGGGGTCCTTGTGAGAGGTGGGAGCGTAAAAGCGGCCTGGGACACGTTAAAACGGGCCATACGCGAAATTCCGAAGGGGGTGAGGGGTGACACCAAGGCAGACGAAATAACTCGCTTGGCGGAGGATTTAGAGGTCATAACCAAGGCGTCTCTGCAACATGCGCTGGGGACGACCTATAACCAGGGTGTGGTGGGCAAGACTGGGCAGAAGATCAACGACGCATTCTTCAGGTTCAACCTGATGGAGCAGTGGAACACCAGTGTACGGGTGGGAGCCGTACCAGCCGCGCTGGGGTTCATGCAGAAGCATGCTGCAGGGCATAACCAGCACAGTGACCGATACATGCGGGAATTAGGGCTCCAGGCAGGCGATGTGAAGGTGGTCAATGGGAAGGTAGCCACCAGTGTTGCAGAAGGGCTTACAGAGGCCCAGGCAGGGCGTGTAAAGCAGGCTGTGAACCAGTGGGTGGATGGGGCAGTGCTCCGGCCAGATGCAGCAGATGCGGCGGTATGGATGAATGACCCACACTTTCTACTGATCAGCCACTTGAAGCGGTTTATCCACACGTTTCACCACACCATCCTGAAACGTGTGTGGCATGAGGCCAAGCATGGGAACTATGCACCTGCGCTTGCGTTGACAAGCTACATCCCGATCATGCTCGCATCAGACATGATCAAGGGGGTGCTGCAGGGTGGAGGTGACACACCCGAATGGAAAAAGGATTGGACTGCAGCAGACTACCTGATGAACGCAACGGAACGCGCTGGGATATTTGGAGTTGGCCAGTACGGCATCGAAGCAATGCACGGAAACTGGGGCGCACTGACTGGTCCGACAATCGAACAGTTGGCTGATGCGGTCAGTGTTATGGGCGGGCGCGAGTCACTGAGATCGTTCATGCTGCACAGCATGCCGGCGAATGCGTTGTACGCGACATGGGCTAAAGCTGGGAAGAACGATACGTTTGATAACCCGGAATAATTCGGGGCTGTTCGCTGCGTGTAAACGCACTTATAAACGTGGCCTTAGAGGGGTGTCTCCTCTCTCTATACAAATATACCTATTTCTATATACTACTACTCTACTTTTATACTACTTTACTAGATAGATAGATAAAAAAAGTATAAGAGTATATAGTATATAGAGATAGAGAACAGGCCATAGAACGTCCCTACGGTCGGTTCAGTGGAATGTTACTCTTGATTTTTCGCCGTCAGTGCTTGCCTGCAGCAATCCAGACGACAGCACCAATGACAGCAGCAACGACGACAGTGCCACCAACACCGACTGTGTTTAGCGAGACCAATCCGACTGTTGCAAAGATTGCGATGCCAGCGACAACACGAGTGCGGCGTGCTATCTCTGTGGGGGACTTGATAAGTTTTGCGATCATCGAGATTGTGAATCCGATGATGCCAAGTGCGACACCGACAATGAGTCCTCTGACAAGTGTTTCATCCATAACGCCTCCGGGGTATGGGTTCAATCATACGGTTCTTCATATCGACGGTAACGTGATCGGTACCGTGGTGGTGGTCTTCGTTTGTTGATGCGCTTGGCAAAATAGTACAACGCTGCTGCGGTTGATACAGTTCGGTACAGTGCGGTAAGGACACGGGATGAGGTGAAAAGTAGTTGTAGGTTCATGAATCTCCTAGGTATGGCCAGTGGCCGATTTATCGTGTCATAGTGACGCGTCATAGAAGCGCTGAAATGCGCGTGGATACTGGGGTTTAAGGCGACGCCCGAAACCTTGACATGGTGGGGGTCGTTGGTTCGAGTCCAATCGCGCCTACCAATAACTCATTGATTTACAACGAGTTTTTGGCAGTAGAGTCCTGATAGAGTAGAGCGAGAAACAGCCACAAACAGCCACAAACAACGATGCAACGTCATAGTTTGTGTCATAGTCCAGAAGAGCTGTTTTCAGAGAACGACGCCAGGTGTCCTGGCGTGAGGTGGGCATAGTTCATGACCATCCTCAAATCCGACCAAGCACCAAGTTTCTGAAGGACCTCAACAGGTGTGCCAGCTTGGATGTGCCATGTGGCCCAGGTGTGTCGAAGTCCGTGCCAGGTGAATCCCTCATAACTATTCGCTTGAAAGCGGCCACACCCTGCACGTATGCACGCTGCAGTAAATGCAGTCTTAATCTCTTTGAACGGTTTGCCCCGGAACGTAAAGCAGAACTCTGAGTGTTGGCCCTTGACGGCAAGCAGAGCCGAGATTGCATCTTGATTGAGCGGGACCGTAATGGCTTTGCCGTTCTTGGCTTCTGGTCCTTCGACCCATGCAAGTCGTCGATCCAGGTCCACTCGTGACCAGCATAGGCCAAGGACATTGGATTGTCGAAGTCCGGTGGAAATGGCAAACAAAGCTGTCGGTTGTAAATGGGGTGGGAGTTCCGCATAAAGTTTCTTCCATTGCTCACGAGTGATCCACTCGCGTGTTTTCTGTTTCTTGTCTTTGCGCTCTGCAAGCTTGGGCACTTCACGTAACGACCCGTTCTCTTTGGCCAGATTCAGGATCGCAGCGATCATTGTGCGGTACCGGGTGTAGGTACCTGGAGTTTTGCAGAACGAGTTCAGCGCCTTGTGAACACTCTCGCGGGTTACATCTGTCAGCAAGCAGTCAGCAAAGTACCTGCCAAATTTGGCCAAGCTGAGCAGCTCAGATTCAGATCGCGGCTGTGCATTGACCCAAGTCATAACAGCTTGGCCCCAGGTATGACCCTTCAGACGGGGCTGCTGCCAAAGACTCGCTTTGATCTCGTCATGGATTCTCTGCGCTTGGATGCGATCATCTGTGCCAGTTGATCGACGTACCCGTGGGTGACCATGGACTTGGATGTTGACCCACCAGTAGGTGGAGTTGGGTTGTTTGTAGAGGGACATGTTCGTAGCCAATCGATAAGATCGTTTTCAATGAACACCCAGGACCTCCCTACTTTCCTGCCCGGGACACGGCCAGCCCGCGCCATGCCTTGCAGCGTGTTCGGGTGAACATGCAGCAGTGCAGCAGCGTCGGGGAGGCCAAGGGTTTTCACACCACCGTCTTGTACGCGGTAGTGAGCGCGACCATCAGGTCGTTGGGGCCATATCCTGGCTCGCGGGCCATGATCTCGGCAAGGACTTCGTTGTCCTCCTTGTCGCCCCATGTCTTGATGTACGTACCCTCCTTGTAACCATGATCTTGTCGGAACAAGTTCAGTACGTTCTTGGCCACATAGCGGGTGTACAGACGCTCATCCGGTAGGTGACAAGCATCCAATAGACTGCGGAATACGAGTAGCACTTTTGAGAATATCCCCATATAGGCCACTACACCGAGTCCCTCAGCAAGATCAAGGGCAGAGGAACCGACAAACTCTGGTGGTAGTTCTTGCTCCCAAGCGTCGTTTATTAGCATCGCCGCATGCTGGATGTTTCCTTCACATCCACAGATCATCGTGGACATGAGGAAATGCCAAATGTCTACCAGTTCGAGTTCAACTTGAGCTTGGTCAGATTTTTGATGTTTCCACCACTTCCATCCAAGATGGTCCATCAGCTCGATAGACTCTGCATGAATGGCGCGTGACCATCGATAGTTTTCTTCGACCCATTTAGGGTTGACCTTCTTGTTTAGCTCGTCTTGAAGGCGGAGCATGGCCATAAATTGGGATGTGATCATTTCAATGTTTTGGAGATTCGTGGAAGTGGGGCCCAGGCGACCCAGAAGTCGTCCTTGCCGTGATAGACGCCGTACTGCGCCACACCACCATTGCCCAGGAGCTGGACCTTGACGGAGTGGGGACAGGTGGCGATGGGGTGCCAGTAGTAATCTGGCGCGACAGCAGTTGTGCCGTCAGTGCTGATCTTGTGGGTCATTGTGCTTTCTCCACGCTGCCACAGCTACAGGCACGATTGGCTCGATCAACTCAAGCATCGCTTGGGCGTAGACCCTGATCTCGTACTGCGCATGCTCATGCAGGCGCAGCTTGAGAAAGTGCAGCAGGTTGTGCAGGTCCACCGTGGCGAACATGCGGCTGAACGTGTTCATTGGCAGTACGCCGCGCGCCAGCTCGCGGGGGCAGCCACGCTCTAACATCGCGTGATACAGTCTGAATGAATCATGGCAATGCCCCGAAATTTGCTCCTGGAACATGACCGCATCGGGGTGTTCCACGTCAGTTCGTTGCTGCTTGTTCGACTTGCTCTGCGTTGTGATCTGGCTCACCTCGGGAACGTAGTACTCCTCGGGCAGCTCTGAGTACCGGGCTGAAATTTCGTTGAAACTCCGAAGGTGAACTGCACACACTCGAAGGGCGACGTATGTCGGTTACGTATGAGGTAGTCGATGAGGCGGTCGTCTTCCCCACCACCACGCCAATCTGCGTTGTACGAGACCCTTGCAGAACGAATTACGGACTGGTCAGAACCCATGTGCTCGACGAGGCGAACGTAACCGTGGTTGAGGACTTCTATCATAGGCAGCTATTCAGGTACTTGATCAGGCCAGGCTTGTCGGTCTTGATGTCAACCTCTTCCTGCTTGATGTCTGTGCGCTTGATGCCCCGGTCAGCCAAGGCTTTGCGAGCGATGACGCCGTCGGACAATGAGCCGACGTATTGAGTTTCAATCGTGCCAGCGACGTTAGCGGTGATCTTGTAAAGTTTCATGGTTATCTTTCCTAGAGGTTAGAGTTAAGGTTGTGTCGATGGATAAGCTGCAATACCTTGATGCACAAAGCGTTGCGCTGCTTGGCCAGGTTGACGATCGTGTTCACATATATCTGGGTATTGCCTCTGATCTCCAGGGGCAACACGCACAGCAGCCACTTGCTTTTTTCCAGGTCGTAGACGTACTCCAGGCACCACCCTTGGCTTTTGGCCAGGGCTACTTCTTCTTTGGTGAGTAAGTCTTGCATAGAGGTTAGATTCAGTGGTACGCCTTTCGGCGTGGTTTACCGTGTCTTGATCAGGATTGTCAGGTGAGGTGTCGTGAGCTGGATGGTGTGCCCTTCTTCCGTGATTTGCAGCAGGGGGCGGTCGATCAACAGCTTGGGGGCGTACTCCATGCCTGGAATAACCGGGCCTGGGATCACCTTGGAGTCATCGGCTCTGGCCTTCCATTGATACATCCACTTAGCTCTGGACTTGTCACCCCCTGGAGACGGTATGCGGGTGCAAAGGCCCTTGCGCCACAATGAGCCGAGGTAGTCTGACACCCTGTTGGCCGAGGCAGCATGGTCTCGGACTTCCGGGATGTCGAACAGCTCAACGCAATCCATGGCTGTACCTTTTTCACGCAACACTTTCTCCAAGGCACTGTATAACCCGCTTTCTGTAAATCTCACGATGATCTCCTAAGATGCGCGCCACCACAATGTGCCGCGTCACATCTGATGGATTGTTATCTAAATCTTGACACTCTCGCGGGGGTAATTTACTCGTTGCTCAATCAGAGCCGCGAGTTTGTGGTGTGGAGTGACCCATGATTTGAACTCGCGTGTTGTAAACCCATGCTGCCAATCCAGATTTGGGAACCAGACCCCACCGTCTTTGCAACCCAACATGACCCCCACAGACCGACCTTCCATGGACCTGGCTTCAAGCCACTGCTGTTGGAGGCGTGAGATCAGGGGGTCCTTACCTTGCACCATGTTGACAACGGTGGTGTCACGTTTCGGTACAACGATGAACTTGTACTCGATCCACAAGTCCCCCGCGTTCCCGCTGTACCACACGTCTGCAACACCTGAAGTGTATGGATTATTATTTTTTAACGCATATATGCCTTTCGATAAGTGTTTATGCACTCGGTGGGTGAACAAAGTTTCAGGTTTTTGTGACATTAGCCTTAGCCCTGCGCTCTTTGTGATAATTTGACCAGTACAACTTACACGCGTCGCACCGACAACCAGATTTATCATGGCACACCATGATCTGTAAGCGCCTGAGCTAGTGGGCCGTACCCACTTCCGTTGTCTGCGATCAGCGCTCAATCTGGGGTGCTGCTTTCTTCGTCGACAAAGATGTAGTGGAGTCCCGGCTTGAGCCCTCGCATCTTGTCTGCGATCTCCTTATCAGTGGGCTCAGGTTTTGAGTGGGTCCACACACGGCGCGTAGTGCAGACGACACACTCAGGGTCTTCAGGTTCTGTGAGCAGTCGTTTTTCAACCAATCGGACGTAGCCAATGATGTCGGTCCAGGAGTCCACATAGTTTGGATCTCCATTCAAGATGCGACCGATCTTATGGGCGACCATCTCCATGCACTCGCGCATGTCGTCAGGCAGTTCGCTCCAGTTCTGGCTGTCAGCCATTGCCGCCTTAATGTTTTGGGTTACTTCCGCATGGTTTATAAATTCGCCGTAGCGGTTACCACGCTCGGCCAGGGTTTCGTCAATTGACGGCATGTTCTGTTTCCTTTTGAAAAAGCGCCTTGTGAATTGCGACAAGGGTTTGAGCCTGTTGGTATGCATCACTTAAAGCGTGGTGTTTGACACCCAAGGGAGGGACACGAATGTCCTTCGCCTTTGGCAGGTTTTTGTAGGTTCGATAGCACCTGGAGTCGAAGAACTTCCATGGGATTTCAATTTGTAGCTGTGTAAACGCGTGGCTCAACATTGGGATGTCAAAGTCAGCGCCATTGCTCCACACTTGGAATTGTTCTTCGCCAATCCAATCGCTCAGCTCTATGAGTGCAGTGCTGAGAAATTCTTTTGGTTCATGGAATACAGCCTGCGCAGCAGCCGGCTGTTTGAGCCACCAGAGCAGAGTGCTCTCACTTATTCGCCGTTTGTAATCCAGATTCGATTCAATTGAGATAGAGCGGTAAAACCCCTTATCATCAATTGCACCTGAGTCGAGATCGAACTTCACTGCGCCGATACTCAGAATCACCGCATCAGCGGTGGTACCGAGTGTTTCAAGATCAACCATAATACTTCGCACAAACTATCCCTTCGTCTGTTTTTTTTTGTCCGAGGACATTGCAGGATCGCTTTGTCCCGGACAAACTGAACTCTACTATTCAGTAGTAGCAACAGGCTCCAGTGTGGCCAATTGCGCGTTGATCTTCGCCAGTCCCTTGTCGGCTGCCGCCTTGGCTTTGTTGAACTTGATCATCTCAGCGGCGGCTGTCTTCTGTGCCACAGCTACAGCTTTGTCGGCTTCCCTCTTGGCAGCAGCAACTGCCTTCTCAGCCTCCTTCAGGCTGATCTGGTACGGCTTGAGGGTCTCCAAAGTGTTCTTGGTGGCTTGCTTCAAATCGGCTTTCTTGGCCTTGATTTCGGCGGCAGTAAGAACGACGGAGGCGGTTTTTTTACGGGGCATAGAATTTCTCCTTGAGTTGCCGGTGGTACGAGATTTCATTGAGCCGGACGGCTCGGGATGTCAACCGATCCAATATGGTCGGACGACGCGATGAGGACGCCTCCAGACGGAGGCATTCCAACACTTCTTCTTCGGTCAACGAGCTGATGACGCCGTTCAGCGAGCCGAACGACTTCAGCGCTTGAGCGACACGAAACTTGTTGACCGCCATGATTAACGACGCGCTACAGCAGGCGCGCGACGGACACCGCTCTTGGGAGCAGGTGCAACAGGGGTATAAGAACTGGTATCAGGCTCCTGAGCCAGGATGGCCTTGGCTTCCTTCATACGCCCAATATGCTCGACGATGTTGCCGTTAGGCACCACCTCGTCGAATGAGAGCTGTGGGTAGTCCACTGCATCACTGAAGGAGACAGTGACTATGTTCTCGATCGGGCTGGACTGCATGCTCTTCAAGCCAGCGATGAATGACTCGAAACTCTTGCGACCAGTAGGTGACACCTTGAGTGTGTACACCGGGGTCGATTCATCTGCGTCAGGTGGCAGTACGGCCAACAGATAACAGTTGCTGCATGCCTTGCCTTTGCCTTTCGAGCCGAACTCGTTCATTGGGCATTCCTTGCATACATCAGCTTGCTTGACCGGGCTGTTGTCACTGGGGATCATGTCCTTGATGACCGTACCGATGGAGAAACATGCCGGAGGTACGATGGCATCACGGTCGTAGTCACGATCGTAGAACTCGTTGCGTGACACAAAGTCCACTATGACGAGGTCTGCAGTCGGTGCTTTACGACCATCGGGGAACGTGAGCATCTTGCCGTTGGTCTTGATCTGGTTACCGGTAGAGCTGGCTGTGCGCCCGTCGAGAGCCTCACGGTTGGCTTTGAGCGTCGCCTGAATGTCTACGACGGCGGTGGATTTCTTGATAGCGACAGCGGTGGTTTTGGGTTTAGTTGCCATAGGGTCTTCCATAGAGTTTAGATTAACTGACAGTGCGGAGGGTCAAAGTCCGCTTGTTGAACGGGATCACTCCCGGTACCTTGGTGCCTTTTTCGAGAAGCTCTCGATAGGCTGGTTCAGACACACGCTTTTGCAGCATGTGCGTGTATTTTTTCTTGATGATGAATGTCCAGAACTCATCCCAGTCCTGCACGTCGGCCATTACAGATGTAGTGACCGATACACTAGCTTTGCCTCCGGTGGCCTTGGTCATACCCTCGGAGTCGAGACGGACTATCAGAGACTTTTCAATCTCCTTGATTTTTTCCTCAACCTCTTTGGTCTGAGCGGCGAGCTGACGTTTTTCTTCGCGGCAGGCCCACAGTTGGTCGATGATTGCGCCAGTTGACGCGGCAGGTTTAGGTTTGGTGGCAGCAACCATTTCGTTCTCCTTGGTTTGTAAATTGTACAGTAATCTTTAACCGATCTACCAATGATCTTAGATTTTGGCCCACATAGGTGAAACTTCGTATTGGTTGTCTTTTGGCAGCGCACCGCATGGAGCGAGTACTTTGGTGACCGCCCCACCCAATACGTACAGATCTCGATACTCCGGGCTGCAGGTGGCGAGTTCTGCGTATCTTTCCTCTGGGACATGTCCGGTCGGTAAAAATTCTTTAAGCCAGTAGGGGGTGCGACGCCCCCATTGGTGGGTCGAGAACTGGGCACCAACCCGTTTAGCTGATGCCATCCAGTCAAAGAATGGCTTTATTGTTTTTCTGATAGCTGCGGCTTTGGATCGATTGAGCTCGTAGTGGATGACAGGGGCCGCAGTCGTCTTATGCACATGCCATACGCCAATAGGGTCCTGGAAGAACTCCAGTCGCCCATTTCGAACAGGTGTATAGGCTCCACCGTCGACGCATATATACATATCCCCTCTATGCGATATTGCACGCAATCCATTTGGGAGTAGAGCGTCTGCAAAAGCCACGGTGTTGGATGAGTTGTAGGTGATAACCTCAATCCCACCTGCTTCTGTGTATGTCACTACGTCGGTATGGTGGTATCGCAGACGAATATCCCCATTGAACTCCTTCTTGACAATTTTCGAAGTGTCTTGCTTCCTTCCAAGCGCTCGCCAGTCATCCCTTGCGGGGCTGGGTGAGGCGCAGTTGTAAAAAGTCAGCGCATCGGCATAACACCGGATGTGCGGCAAATTTTGGGTGTGTCGCTTGCACCCAGCACCACTAGCGCACTTTCGGAGTGCTGTGGCTCTTATTTCGAATAGTTGGCAGCCCAGCCGCCTTCAGCGTTGAGGGGGATGTCACTGCACCATGAAGGCGCAGTTGTCATGCACGCGTACATGTGTTTGAGACAAGTCTCAGCCTGTGCGGTTTTAGGCATGGCCACAACTTCGTCGTGCGTGGTCATTACCACGCGGTACTTCTTGGCGATCTCCATCATCTGGCCCATCACGATGATGCGGGCCAGCGCTTGCACCAGGTTTTCACAGAGCAGACCACCGTATATCTTCTTGCGCACATCACCCGATTGGTAGGACCAGGAGTCCCACCCGTTGGCGTCCATTGTTTGCTTCAGGTCCGGGTACTTCAGGCTCATGCCATTAGGCAGCCAGATTTTTTCTTTTTCCCAAGCGATGCATTTGTATGAACCGACTTTGCCGGTGTACATGTGGACGATGATCTCTTTGCACTTATCCCATCCCTGTACGATCCTATAGTTCGCACGACGATATAGATTCACAATGCGCTTGCACTCAGTGTCGGACAGCAGGATCGGAGGGCCACCCAAAGCACCTTTGGCCAGGGTGAGTTGGAACTTGTCAGCTCCCATGGAGTAGCCAAGTCCGAGCACGCACACCTTGCCGAGGAACCGCTCGTCCTTATCAACTTTGGTGATCGGACGACCGTACACCAGGGACGCAAAGTTGCAGTACGCATCGCTGCCGAGCTTGTTGTCTGAGGCGACGAATGCTTCCATCAGATCGTTCTGGCCCCAGAGCCATCCGTTTACACGCGCTTCAATCTGTCCACTATCCTGGACTGCGAGCTGGTAGCCCTTGGGAGCCAGGATGGATTGGCGCAGTTCACCGCCACGTTGCAGGTTCTGCATGTTCATCTTGTTGTTTCCGCCGAAGCGCCCGGTGTGGGCTCGGTAGTAGGCGTACCCAACAGGCAGAGGCATCCCATTGGCACCAGCGGTCAGGAACCGCTCGGCACGAGTGATATTGGTGGTGGACTTTACCGCCAAACGGCACGATACCAAGCTTTCCAAGCGCGTCTGCTTGGCCGCGATTTTTGATACGTCCGCCACGTTCGATGTGTCAAGATCACCACGCCACTGCTCGACATCTGCGGGGAGATTGATGAAGTCCAGGTCATCTTTGGCAAAAGCGTAGGTCAATTTATTCGTTTCATCTTCACGTCCTTTCGCATCTTTCTTCATCCACGCAGGGCTGATCTTGACTGGGGGTTCAACCCCTTCAGCCCTCAACAGATCAGCGAACCGGTCGTTGCTGCCGATGACTCGTTTGATCATCAGCATGTCGCGCTCTACACCTGTGAGCTTGCGTTCTACGCCAGTCTTGAGTAGGGTCTTGGCTTCAGCATCCCAGTCACGAGGGTTTACAGCGGCGTAGAACTTCTTCTCACGTTCAGCCAGCTCGCGGACCAACTCTTTTTCGACCCGGGGGATGTCCACCTTCAGCACTGGATCACAGAACATCCGCATGGTCAGATCGATCATCTCGATCTCAGCCGCTGGATAGTTTTCATGCATTTCCTTGAAGATGGCGTAGGTTAAGTCCACGTCCTGGGCGCAGTACTCCGCAGTGCGATCAAACAAGGCTTTGGGCCAATCGAGCACACCTTTGGTTTGCTCTAGGACGCCTTCGATCTTGCTGCCTTTCCCATAGTGTCCAGCCACGTCATCCAGGCCGGCACCGATCTCATTGGAATGCAGCCCGCGCGCCATGGATAGGGTGTCGTAGTAATATGCCGGTTTGATACCGTAGTGGTGGTGCAGGATGAACCCGTCGAACTGGCAATTCCCGGTTACACATATCCGTCCTTTTGAACGAATTAGGAATGCACCAGTAGGTACGGTAAAGCAATAGACTTGTCCTGTGAATGTGGACCGTGTCGGTTTCTCGACCAGCTTAGCCCGCGAGCGCTCTGAAATAGTAGCTACGTATAACGCAGCATCCGGGTTGTTTGCGCCGAACCCCCTCGCGTTGTCTTTCCACCGTCCGCTGACACGCCAGCCTGATAGATGAGCGACAGTTTCTACAGTGCGAGCGGTTGTATAGCTTGCGGTGGACCACTGAAACCCTTTAGCCTTTCGGTCGTGTCCGTCCCAGTACATCATCTCTTCTAATACTGCTTGACGTACTGCCAACGGCTGGTCGATTAGCCAAAGGTCATACAGCTTGCTCGGCCCGAGTAGTTCGTATATCCGGGTAGATACCAGTGATCTAGGTATGTACACCCGTCCATACTTGTCTTGAGCAGATAAATCTACACCAGCAGCGATACAAATATCAGTGAGCCGAGCAACCTTTCGGGATTTTCGCAGGTTGAACTGGACTCCATAAAATTCGCCGTCTGTAATTCTCCAACTCCCGTCAGCACGGACAGCTTCCATCAGTCTGGCCACCTCTACGGATACAGCCCCGGTATCTATACCCTTGTAATACCCTCCAAGGGGTATATAGGTATTGTTCATGCTCCGAGCAGCTACGTTCTCAGCAGTATCCACCTGCCATTCCGCTTTATCGGGGGTCTGAAAGTACATCCGATGTTCAGGGGTGTATCGCCCGCGATGAAACTGGGTATCCCATATAACCAATTCATTCGCCTTGGTTTTAATTTTCGCCATCGGGGTACACCAGGTCAATGACTGGTCAGTCGGGCTCCATTGCATGATCTCAGTGGTCTGGGCAACATCCTTTATAGGTTCCCATCCATACTTTGTGAGCACCTCTGTGTCTCCTGGCACACAGTTATGACAGAGTAACGAGTGTGTAGTCCAGTTGATCTTAGCCAGCTCGGCCTTGATGCGAGCGGTTGGTACAACGCGCGTTTTTCCATTTCCCACCTTAATGCCCATCATCTGGGCTTTGAAGCGAGCGTCACGGACATACTCGCTGGTTGATAGCTTGCTCAGGGTGTAGTCGGTTGAGTAAAACGTCTCAAAGTCAACAGTGACAAGC